CTGGAAGAGAGTTCTTTGAAAGGAGTTAATAATGAAAGATACCTGCCCTAAGTGTCAGGAGGTGGTGAGGTTAACTCGCCACCATATATTTCCCCGTCCGTCACTTCGGAAGAGGAAAGAATAACAGGGAGTTTCTTTTCCTCTGTCGTGGTTGTCACGATGAGCTGGAGAAACTAATCCTGTTTGAACTACAAACCAAACGCTTCTACAAAGGAGTTATAAAAGTTTTCCTAAAAGGATGTTAACTATGGCCAGATGCGTTTACTGCCTCAAAAAGGTGAAGCCTGTGTACTGTTGTTCTAAGTGTGAGGAATTACACAAGGAAGAACTTACTCAGACCTTTCACCCCTTGGAAGAAGAACGCCAAGGATACCTCAATTTGAGAGGAGGAGGTCGTGGAAAGAAATCTTGAAGAACGCTACCGTCAGGCACACGCCCGACGGAAGTTCAAGAAGAAGAAGCAAACAAGAGAAGCAATCGGTGTGATGATATTCATTACCGCTTGCTTGTGTGTAGCGTACTGGATAGCAGGAGGGTGAGACAATTATCAAAACCCTTGAACTATACTGTCACGGGTGCATAATCCGTGTCAGTTTCGCCCAGGCTGATGGAGTTCTTAAATTGAAAGTTCTCGATGAGGTCTGTAATAAAAACTGTTACGCCGAGCTACGCCGTCTCGTTACTGAGGCAGAGAGTTCGGTTAGCCATTAAGGAGGCTATTATGTCTAAACGCTTAACGATTGGTGTGGCCTTGTCTTGCATGTTTGCACTGACCGCCCACGCTGAACCCTTGTCTGTTACGAAGCTCAATGAGATGGTTGACCAGACTAACTTCATCGTGGACACCGGCTGTTCTGGGACGCTCATTTCAAAAGAGCATCGACTTGTTCTCACGGCACACCATTGTGTCACTGGGAAGATTCGCTGGATTGAAAAGGACGTTGTTGTTGACGGCGAGGTCAAGAAGAAGAAGGTGGAAGTTCGTTCCCCCGTCAATCTGGAGCAGAAAGTTTACCGGGGTTCTACCCAGGTTGGCGGTTCACTCCACAAGGCTGAAATTTTGGCCTACAGTGACTATGACAATGGAACTGACCTGGCTCTCTTGCAGATTCAGGCCGACAAGATTCCAATGACTATTGATGTGCCGATGCTCCCTGCGGAGCGTGACGCAATCCGGGCCGAACGTGTCTTTGTTGTTGGTAACCCGGCTGGTCTGGATGCCTCAGTTACGGCTGGGATTATCGTCTCGACTACCCGTGAGTACAAGTCCAAGACTGGCATCAAAGTGAAGATGTTGCAAACGGATGCTGAAATCTTCTATGGAAACAGCGGCGGCTCTCTGATGAGTGCCGATGGCTACTACATGGGAACAGTTTCCCGTGGCATCGTTGGAACGGCAGTTGTCTTTGCCATCCACTACGAGCATATTCGTGAAATTCTGAAAGAGAACTGCTTTGCTGAGTTGTATGACTCCAAGGCCGACTCATTTGCTCTTTGCGATGCAGCTCGGAAGGCTAAATCAGAAGCCAAGGACAAGACCGTCAAGGACTTGCTCAAGGAACTGGTAGACGCCAAGTGACAATATAGAGTCTGTAACTTCGGTTGCAGGCTCTTTTTTTTGACAAGGTACAGATACTGTTGGATACCTTTAATATTCCTTGCAATTGTGTTACTAATGTGATACAATAGTACTGCAGGGGACAATCCTAAATAAAATGAAGAACTAGAAATATGAAAGAATATAAAAGAAACTGGGCTAGGAAGAAATTAGGAATTAAGGAAGCAAACTATCGTGTCTCCTAAAATATTGCTTGTAGATTTGGAAACTTCTCCAAATTTGGCATATGTCTGGGGGAAGTATGAACAAAATGTGCTAGGAGATTTTCTAGAAGAGTGGCAGATTCTATGTTTCTGTTACAAATGGCTAGGAAAGAAGACCGTCCACTCGGTCTCTAAACAGGGTGGAGCTGATGAAAGAGAAGTAATAAATCAACTGTGGGAACTCTTCGATGAGGCGGATGTTATCATTGGCCACAACGGAGATAGGTTTGATATTAAGAAAGCCAACGCTAAGTTCTTAGAGTATGGTCTTAAACCACCATCAGGGTATGTAACAGTAGACACCTTGAAGGTTGCTAGAAAGTATTTTAATTTTAATAGCAATAAACTAAATGACCTAGGGATTACATTAGGACTAGGTAAGAAAGCCCCTACTGGAGGGTTTGAACTATGGCTAGGGTGTATGAGAGATGAGCCTCAGGCCTGGGCCAAGATGATTAAGTACTGTAAGCAGGATGTGGTACTCCTAGAGTCGGTCTATATGGAGATGCGACCTTGGATGACTAACCACCCTAACTATAATGTATTTATAGGAACCAGTCATAGCTGTCCTGTCTGTGGGGAGGATGAGACACAACGTAGAGGGTTCTCTGTTACCCGTGTGGGTCGAAGACAGAAGTATCAGTGTCAGAGTCCTACTTGTGGGGCCTGGTCTACTGGTGAGATTATTAAAACAGAAGCAAAAGTTAGATAATGATAATTGGATTAAGTGGAAAGGCCGGACACGGCAAAACAACATGTGCCGACTATCTAGTTGAGAACTATGGGTTTGTAAAGATTAACTTCAAAGATTCCTTAGTGGCAGAGATGAAGGAGAACTTACACGAGACTCTTGAGGCTATCGGTATACTTTATGACAGAACAGAAGATGAGCTGTTTAATGATAAGCCCCCAGCTATGAGGGCCTTAATGCAGAACTATGGTACCGAGGTACGTCGTGGAGACAACCCTGACTACTGGACTGAGCTCTGGGGAAAGAAAGTTTTTCTTGAACTAAGTGCCGGTAATAATGTAGTGGTAGATGATTGTCGATTTAAGAACGAATCAGACTCGATTAAACTACTAAACGGGAAGGTTGTCAAGCTGTCTCGTTTAGGTAGTGGGAGTTCATCTTCTCATGTATCAGAGACCGAGATGGATTCTCTGAGCCCAGATTTGACAATAGAATGCCCTGAGGGAGACCTTCAGTGTATGTACAGTAAGCTAGATGGTCTTATAAAAGATTATGAAAAGAAAGAATAGAAGTTTAGAGGTCTTCGTTATCGTAAGAGAATATGCTGATGTAAAAGAAAAGCTTTGGGCCGAGGCCAGGAAGAATGGCTACACAAAGCTATCAGACTATTTAAGAACCCTCTGGGCCCACCTTCATGAAGAGGAATAAAGGGTTCACAAAGAAACGAAGTAAGAAGAGGCCCAACAAAGATAACGAGTTGGCTAAAGAATATGGTGTATCAATAAGTTACTGGAGATACAAAGGTAGGAAAGGTATCTATTGGTCACTTACATCAGAGTACATAAGGAAGAGAGACTTGCTGAGGTTTGGTACATGTATATCATGTAGTAATCCATTCAGTGAGGTTAAGCAAGTCCAGGCCGGGCACTATGCTCCGGCAGGTAACTGTGGTTTTAAACTCCTCTTTGATGAAAGAAACATACACGCTGAGTGTCCCAAATGTAATAATCCTTTCTTCTCCCCCGGTAAGCTCATCCCCTACAGGGCAAACCTTGTTGAAAGATACGGAGAAGAATGGGTTAAAGAGTTGGATAGAGAGTATACCCACAAGGAGATATTCAAGGAGTGGGGACAGAGGGAATATGACAGGAAGATTAAAGAATTACAGTATAAGATAAAGTTAATAGATGAAGAAATTAGTAAAAAACTCAGAGGAAGTAAGGGATAAGATAAAGAATGCCATTAGGTTAATTACCCAACCTGTTGTGCAGACTCTCTCTCCTCTAGGAAGAAATGTAATATATGAAGGTGCTAATGGTCAGCTTAACCTTACTAATGATGGCGTTACTATTGCTAAACAGGTCGAGTCTAATGACCCTATAGAAAACGCAATTGTCAGTATTATTAAACAAGGGGCCCTGAAGACCAATCAGATAGCTGGAGACGGTACTACTACAACCACCTTGTTCACCAGCATACTACTAGAAGAGGGCTTCAAGAAGATAGACGAGGGGGTTAACCCAATGATATTAAAAGGCCAGTTTGAAATCCTTGGCCAGATGATAGTGGAAAGTTTGACCCCAATAACCATCAATAATGATAAGGAATTAGAACACATAGCAACCATATCGTCAAATAATGACAATGAGATTGCGGTAAATGTAGTAGACATTATCAAGACGGCAGGAGAAGACGGTACTATAATCATAGAGGACTCACCAACTAGTGAAACTACCGTTGAAAAGAACTCAGGGTTTATTGTAGAGGGTGGGATTCACTCACCTGAGTATGCCCAGAGGGGAGGCTTCGTTGCTAACCTGGAAGACTGTCATGTTCTATTGACCGATAAGAGAATCTATTATGAAGAAGAGGCTGAGACAATTATTAGACTTGCTATTGAATCTGGTGTTAATAACCTTGTGGTTATTGCTAGGGATTTTATCGGTAAAGCAGTTAATGTCTTTTCTAACAATCAGGTAAATAATGATGCCATCAACATCTTACTTATCAAAGACCCAAACTGTCTGGAGTCAGATAACTCTTCACTACAAGACCTAGCGGTCTATCTAGATGGAAAGCTTGTAACTGAGAGACAGGGTAAGATAGTAGACAACTTGACAAAGGATGATTTCTGTCTTGCAAAGAAGGTTTACTCCAATCCAAACCGTTCGGTACTGACCCCACAGGTTGAACCTACAGATAGGTTAAAGGAACTAATCAAGGCCCTTAAGGAAAGAAAAGAAGAGAGTCCTGATGATGAAGAGGTGGGGCGAAGATTGGCATCCTTAACCTCCGGTATGGTCAGTGTTAAAGTCGGTGGGGCGACACCAATGGAGTTAAAGGAAAGAATGTTCCGTTATGATGATGCTATAAATGCCACCAGGTCAGCTATGAAGTATGGGTATCTGCCAGGAGGAGGTCTTGGAATCCTCGGAACCTACGTCCCTGATAAGTATCCTGAGGAGCTTAGGGTAGTAGCCAGGAAGATTAGTGAGGCCAGTATCAGACAGATTGCAAAGAACTGCGGTGAACACGAAGAGTATATCCTTTCTAAGTGCCAGCCTATACTGGGTATTGGGTACAATGCAAAGACAAACAAATTTGAAGACCTTGTGGAAGCCGGGGTGATTGACCCCTATAAAGTAACAGAGATGGCCATAGTTAATGCGGTCTCTGTGGCCAACACAATCTTAACAGCAGGCTGGATTATAGTTAATGAACCAGATAAAGAAGATAATTATGACAAGTAAAAATACCGAAGAAGTGAAGAATGTACATGAAGAGATTGACCCGGCCCAACAGGAAATCCTAGAGGGTAAGGCTAAAGGATTAGTATCCTTTATGAATGAAGAGCCGAAAGCACGGCTTGTCCCTAATCTGAGGGTAACTGCTGAGGGAATCTTACCAGATGTGCGATTAGTATTAGTTGAAAAAAAAGATGAGCCAGAACAACCAGACTCCGAGCCTAGCGAAGGAGTTGAAGACACAAGTGGAACAGATGCTGACGACGGTAAGGACAAAGCCGGAGTTGCAGAACCTACTCCAACACAAGATTCGTAATGATAATGTTCTCCTACTACCGATTGAGTTTGAGGGAGGAGATGTAGTATTATCTTCAAGGCAATATGAAGACAAACCCGAGTGGGGACTTGTCATTAATTCCGGGCCAGGAAGAGTACTAGACAATGGAGAGTTAGTCAATATTGATTTAAGTGAAGGAAGTGTGGTATTATTCATGTCCTACGGAGCGACAAAGGTAAAGGCCCTCGGGCAAGATTTCCTTTATGTTCGCTCCGAGGATATTATCTCTAAATATGATAAATAAGTTATGGAAGAAGATACAACAACTACTGAAGAAGATACTGGGACTGGAGAAGCCTCGGCGAACACCTGCACGGCCTGCGAAGGTTAGTCGTACAGGAGGTATGAATAGAGTAGGTAATGGATAACGACAAGAAGAAGTGTGTTGTTTCTTTTAACTCTCCCCTAAAGATAAGGGAGAAGATAATAGACCACTACTTAAAGCATCCGTAGACACCCTCTGAGAGGCTCAGAATGCCCTTCTAAGGAGTTTAAATGCTTAATAGGTACTTTGGTACCAGATACAAAACAACCGCCTAGATAGGCGGCTTTTGTATGTCATATATTTCTGACCTAAAGACCATCAGGTAGACTATTGTAATGAAGACAAGTGGGAATGATATTGGTAGGGTCATTGCCATTAATATCTGTCCTAGTTGGAATAGGTATAACCTAAACTTTGTCAACGGACTCATTTGTCTGTGGGAAGTATAAATCTATTTATGTTGTATCCGACATTAGACTTGTCTAGTACGTTCTCTAGTTCTCCTCTCAATTCATCTTCCCTTCTCTTAGCCTCGACTTCTAGGTCAAACTCGTAAGGGTTGAAACCAATTAGTTGTTGGAAGGTCTTCTGCCTTAATCCTACACCCTCTTTAGTCATCTGTTTAATAGAAGAGAAGATTCTCTGGGTCGGGGGTAGGTTAAGAACGAAGTGCATCCTTCCTGGGCGGAGGGATACATTATAGGTAAACTCTTCCCCTTCTTTTGTTTTACCTTCAACCTCGGCATATCCAATGAAGTCCTTAAGGAACTCCGGGGCATGCTTGAAGGCCGATGCATTTGTTACCTCAGAGATTGCCTTACCATGAAAGAATGAATATCCTGAGAGCAACTCTACAGGAACTCGGGCAATAGGGGAAATAGAAGCCAATGCCTGGTTAGGTTGTGCTTGTTGGAAAGGCTGTTCAATAGGTGAACCAATAGTTGACAGTACGTCTACATGACTACCGTCACGGCTCAGCACTGTATTGATTCCGTCTTGCATCCACTCAGGTAGGGCCTTACGTTCTTCTTCAGAGAGGTCTCCTACGCCTAAGGTGTCCCCAATGGTCTGTACAGCACGAATCTCCCCGGCAATAACCCCAGGACGTTTGTATAATGTCTTTACCTGCAACTCAAGGTTCTTCCGAGAAAAAGTATTTCCTGTAATTGTAACAAAACCATTTTGTCTCATTACCCATGTACCGTTCTTGGTTCTCGGACACCATACGTTACCTTTATATAAGTAATGTTCCTTCCACATATCCTTGACACCTAATTTATCCCACTTAGATACAGTATATGCTTTAGTTCCTTTAATAGCTCGCTTACCTAGCAGAGTGGCAAGGGTTTGGAATGTTTCACCTACACCTCTTAACTCACAAGCAAAAGTGTCTTGAGTACGAGCTAACGATGTGGTTCCATCAGCCTTATACATAGCATCATACATAGCTTCCATTTCTTCTCTTCCAAGTGATGTTACAAAGTCTATCCAGTCGTCGCTCTTCTTGTCTCTCTTAAGTAGATGTTTGATTCGGTTTATTCTATCTAACAGAACTGGTACGCACACAACACCTGAGTCTGGGTGCGGTTTACGAGGTGTACCTCCGGCAACTTCTATAACTTCCTTCAAAAACTTCTTAGGAGATTGATATATAACAGCTTCACAATGATTTCCTCTCCATCTGAATGACCCATCTGTCAATAACCAACCTAGTAATCTTGCATCATTCTTAGTCCACTTACTCCCAGTACCTAGATATTTAGATGAAGTCTTAATCTTATCACCTGTATTCAGCTCGTAACCTTTTTTAATTCCTATGTTTCCCTTATAGTCCTCTATTACCCATCTGTGATTTAGTGTTGCGTTGAGTGAATATCTCTTAGATTTAATCGAGGTTAAGTAATCATCGTAAGGTGCCACGAATAATTCCTCTGGTACTTGCCACTCATATTCATCTGAATCTTGATTATAAGTAAGTAGCTCATCATCTTCCTTAATTTCAGAATGGTTTAACCAACCCCTCCTTGTTAACGCCTGTGTATCTTCTGTTACGCAATAGAATGGTACGAGGCGTCTCAATACTTTACGCTCAAAGTTTGATAGGTTTTGATAGTCAAAGAGGAACATCTTTGTTCTCTCTGCGGCAAGTAGAGGGTCTCCTGTTTTCCTAAGGTTCCCCATAAAGGTTAATAGACGGGCATGGTCCTCTACAAGACTCCCTACAAATAGACCTGACTTAATGGCCACGTTCTTTGTAGAAAATGGACTGTATTTACTGTAGGCATTCTTCATAACATCCTTCCTTGATGTCGGGAATAACTTCTCAGATATCTGCATAGCATCTTCCTTCCCAAATTGAACCTGGTCAATCTGTCCTAGGTTTCTTGGATGGAAGGCCACTACGTTATTGTGTACAACATCACGGAACTCACTCCACGACCACTTATACCCTGTGTTATCGGTGAATACTTCACGGGTCATTAGTTCTCCAAACCTCTTAGTAGCAGCCTCATCCCCTAAGGACATTGCCTTCTGTAATTTAAGGTGTTCTCTGTTCCACATTATCATCTGACCTGCTTTGACATGGTTAGCCGGTTGCAGTGCCTCAGAACCAATGTCCATAAATGAAAGAATAACATTTGATATGGCATTACGTCCATGAAAGGCAGGGAAGATTGATGTAACAGTAGCCTTAAACAGGTTCTGTAGTTTATCATAAGCATTCATAATCCCCTCAGTGGCACCATCTTGTCCCATTGACCCGGTGAATTCCTCTATATTCTTAGCGACTAGAGGGTGAAAGAGTATGTCCTCTCCACCGGCATTCATATATTTAGCAAGATCTTGCCCGTTGTATTCCATCCTGGTTACTTTAAGAGGCACCCATCCTGATGGGGCTTCGCTGGCCTTACGACCAATCTTCTCTCCGGCATCCTGCATAAATTGCCTGGCAACAACAACCTTATTAACCTCCATAGAGGCAAGTAGTGTAGCTGTTAGGGCGTTGTCCTCAAACTCTATCCCAAATTCCCTAGCTTCTGGTATCCGAGCACGGGCTCTCTCAAGAGCTTTACCAGATACTTTGTCAATAAACTTTCCTCCTTGTTCAATAGCATCTTCTGTATCAATCTTAATTGAACGAATAAGGTCATCTAGTTCATTTCCTAAGTCTCTCCAAACTTGGGAGTTTTTAAAGATTTTTGTAAGGGCACTCTGTAGACCAGTAGGGTTATCTAAGAACCCATCTACTGTCTTAGTTATAAACTGTCTAAGAGCATCTTCATTAATTCCATCTCTTATAACAGCCTCCCTTCCAGCCTTTGCTTGTTTCTTTAGCTCTACAGCTAATTTGTGTAAGTCCTTTTCAGGGTCGACAACTTCTTTGGATTGCTTACCAGTAGTTTTACCAGCCTTTGTTTTCTTTAAACCTGTTGTAACTTCAGGCAATGGTCTAATGTTCTTCTTGAGGGCCTCTGAAACTTCTTTCGCCGACTGGTCTTTCTTTATGAGGTCTTCAATAATCTTCTTTATATCAGGAGCTTTAAGCTCCCCAATGTTCTTTATTCTAATCCCGGCACTAAATTTACCTACAACATGTTCTTGGACTAACCTGTTTATATTAGAATCATCCATTAGCTCTTTAACAGCGTCCTCTATTGTTGATTTTTCTGATTCATTAAGCTCTTTAATGCCTTTGATAGCATTAGTAATACTGTCAACTGTCTTGTCGGTAATTCTTCCTTTTATACTACCTTTAGCTTTATCAGTTTCTTTTGTTAGCCTTTCCATCTCGGCTGTAATCTTTGAAGATTTTTCTTTGGCTAATTTCTTTATTGCTTCAACCTCTTTTTCGGTATTTATAACCTTAAATTGTCTTAAGGACTTCTCACCATCTTTTATAATCTCTCCCGTTACCTCCCCAAACTCATTGGGTTTGGAATCAAATCTAACAGGATAGCGATTTCCTGCTTCATCCATAAGTGCCCCCAATTTAGCAAACTTTCTAGAGACAGAGTCTTTAGCTGGGGGTGTTCTAAATCCCATATTCCCTACGTCAGACTCAGTAAGGAGATGTGGAAAGTAGTTCTCAAAATTAGATGTAGGAAGCCCTGAAGCTAACAATTGTTTTCTGTTATATTTAATTTGTTCAGCCGTTATATCAACAGCTTTCCATATTTGTGGATTAAGAACTGGGGCCGTCACCTCTAGTCCATTTATTTTTTCCCAAACCTCCAAGGCCCGAGGGTCCATAGGTTTCATCCCCATCTCAATAGCAGCCGTTATAAACTCTGCTTCGTTCTTCCCTATCTTCGCCGCCTGATATACAGCAGGTAACTTCTCTAACAAGTTATTGTTCATTGACTCTGACATGTCAGAAGCCCTCTGCTTTAGTCGTATATATTCATCAGGTAATTTACCACCAATAGCTGGATTTCTTGGGTCGTATACATAATCTCTGTTGAATGTTGCCCCAAGCATATTCCTCATAGGTTGGGTGAAGTTGTCTAGTAAGGTAAACCCTGGGATAGCATTTTTAACCCCACGGATACGTTGGCTAGATAGTATAGACCTATTAAAGAACTTTAAACCACCCTTATCCACAAGTGTTTCAATCAAAGCCGGATGTTTTTCAATCAAATTCCCAACGGTCTGTACGGCATAGGTTTTAGATAGCCGACCATTTAAAACTGTATTTGTCAACTCATCACTCATCTCCTCATCAAACTCACGGATGGCTTTATAGACATCTTTTCTCTCAGCGACATCAACACCAGCGGACCGGAGCCCCTGGATGATTCCTATTCTATTGCTTGTGAAGAAACCTTGTCTTAATCCATTCCTCTGTGCTTGCAGGAATTCATCATCTAGTTGTTCTGCTGGTTCCGATAGAGATATTGAGTCTCCTACGTTCTTCAGACCAAGCTTCTCTGCGGTCTTTGTCCCAGAGAAGGCCTTAGAAGCCGCTGAGACGCCCAAGAGACCCCTACTAGCACCAAAGGTAACATAAGTAAGTGGGTCTAACATAACATCTACGGCTAGGCGTGCTGTGAAGTCCTGAAACTTAACTAAGGTTGAGGCATTCTTAACATCCTTATCTCCAAAAAGAACATCTGAGGTAGTGATGTCTTTCTTAAGAGCCTCACTAATAGTGTACTCATCACTAATTGCCCCCGCAACAATCTGGTTAGGTTTAGCAATGATATCTAAGAACCCTGTGAAGGCATTCTTAAAACCACTTCCTACTGTTGATAGGATAGAACGTCTTGGGTCTGTGAGCTCTTCTGCAACTTCAGCAACACGACCTCCTTCTAATTTGGCAGCAGATAGCAACTGGTCTACAGTAACTCTTTGATTTTGTTGTTCAAAACCGCCAAAGCTTCCAAAACTTTGTACCATAATTATTTATTATTCCAAGGGAATGTTATGTTGCCGAAATCTACCTGGGTATTCTTTACACCACTCTTTAGCCTTTCAGTATTAAAAGAACCGTCTCCTTCTTTTAGGTCATCTATTACACTTCGACCTTTAAATGGGTCTTTGAAGTCTGTAACAGCGGCTAGTTGAATTGCAGTTTGGTTCATACGTGCTTTCTCTTGCTCAGACAGACCTGCTGAAATCTTAGATACTCTATCTAGGAAGTCTTGTTCTGAACGAGATGATGGTATAAGCTCAGCAACAGACAGTGCCTCCTGTGATTGTAGTTTCTGTGCAATACCGACAATATCAGCGGCATCACTTCCTATCTCAAGACCACTCAAGAAGGCAGTATCTCCACTAAGGTATGCCCGTGCAAGAATTTCTTTGGACGTATCATCAAGTCCATTGCTCTCTAATCCCTTCATAGCCTTAGCCGCAGATGCATTAGAGGCCCTGATACTTGCCCTGAGCTGTTCAAGTTCTAGAGCATTACGTTTTGTTATCATTCCTGTGGCCGCAGCTCTCTCAACAATGGTGTCGATAGTATCATTCTCATTAACTGGTAGACCAAACTCTAATGCTATGCTAGAGATTGCCTGTCTCTCGGCAAATGATTGTTGGTCTTTCTGTAGTTGGAACTTTTCTCCTTCAAACTCATAGCTCAAGTCGAACTGTCGTTTACTCTCTGATTGACCCATTTCAAACTGTCGGGCTGATAATCCAAAATTAGACACCGCTAGAAGGTTATTAAAACCATCTTGTAGTGCCTGTTGTTTCATCTGTAGCCCTTGTACCTCAAGTTGTGCAATAGCCGAAGCTGTTTGCGAATCATTAAGAAGTAAAGATTCTTCCTTTCTTTGATTTAAATCCTTAAGGTATTCATCTGTGGTTCTTACTACTTCACGCAAAGCAGGCATCATTGATGCAAATCCACTTCGTGATTCTGCGTAGTTACTCACAGCATTTTCACCACTTATAACACCACTCTTGATGGCTCTGTTATATTGTGATTCGGTTCTCGCCCCAGAAGCGTCTCCACTTGCTTGGGTTTGGTCGATTGCCCGATTAATTGTTTCTTCAATGTTTGTGTTCTGGGAAGACACCCGGTCTGCCTCATTGGTAAGAACACTCTGAAGTTGTTTGATAACAGGGTCTTGTTCCACTTGTCCATTTGAACGTGTGATTCCTGTCGTTGTTGTAGTTACTGCCATATTAGTTTACACGGGGCGTTCTGCGCCGGTTACGTCGTCGGAGATTAACTCCAGCTACTTTAAAACTTTTAATTTCCCTGGTCTTGTTACTCTCAAAATTCTGATGGTATCTGTTCAGTGCTTTGACGGCCTCTGATTCTTCTAATGCCCCCTGTTCAGGAAGTCTCAATGCTGAGTAGAAGAGGATAGAGGCGGCCCGGTGGGCTACTGCGTACCTGTATTGGTCGTAACGACCTGAATAGAATGGGACGTCTGTTGTTGCGGTATATGAGGTAATATCTGAACCGCCATTATCGACTCCTACGTTCCAACTTACATAGTGGAAGGTTAATGTCTCTGGCTGTACAATCCTCAACGAGTCAACACGGTAGTCGGTGTCATCCCCTTGACCGGCACCATAGGTGACTCTAATTTCATAATAAACTATTGCACCTGAGTTGGGGGCCCCAGTTACACTAGATGAGTTCCAATCAAACTTAACCTGGTTCCACCCGTTAACAAAAGCATTACCATTTAGGTCTGTGGTAGATGTTAGACTCCAGTAGTTGGAGCGTCCTTGTGGGGTACTTGTTGTATCGCTTCCCCAGAATAAAGAAACAGAAGTAGTGTCAGCAACATCGGGAATATAAACCCACAGTAAGAAAGAACCAATGTCTTCATAACTTGACAAATCCTTAGAAGGACTGTCTGGTGCGTAGATTGTGGCGTAGTTATTAGAGTCTTGACTGACATCAATATCGAAGTTTAATGAAGCCGATCCCTGTTTCTTCTCGTTGACATCTTGTGTAATATTCGTGGCATCAGAGTCGGTAGAATCTACTGTCCACGTACCTCCCGTTGTCACTGTATCAAAACTAGAAATAAATGTAGCCTGTTTGTCTGTGTCAAAATTCACAACCAGGTAGGCATCACCATCCCGGCGTTCAACAGCCCATGAGGGGTCTCCTGTTGCATTACTACCAATCTCTTCAGCTATCTCCCTAGGTGATTTACGTGAGAAAGAATGATAGTGGTCGTCTACTGGTCTACGCAGGTCCCCTCCAATTAATAGGTCAGCTAGTCCTGTTGTTACCTTATAGTAATTAACAGAGTCTAGAAAGTTAAGTGAGTAGGTACTTACCATGTGCTCATTCCCCAGCTCCTCTAGAAGCCAAGTAGTTGCCTCTGTGATAGCCTGAAGCCGCTCAGCTTGGCTGATACGGTCTGTGGACGAGTCTCCTAGATATGTGTCCAGGTTAGTTATTACGCTTGATATTGATACTGCCATGATTGTTTATTATAACACGATTATTTCTGTTTAACCATTATCTGGTGTGTGGGTGTCTGTAGGTTTATAAGAAAGGATAGCTACTGAGGGTTTGAATCCATCTGGGCCTATTACCTGAGTTGCCGTATCGAATTCTATCTCTACTTGGAAAGCATTGACATAATGCGTGTCAAGACTGAACTGAATATACCCTCTATTAGCCTCGGCCTCAGTTACCGTCTTGGTCATAAAGGGTGTTGACTGCTGGTTCTTATATAGCTTAACAGTCGCAATGGTATCTGACGAAGAGCCTGATGTTGGGAGACAATACATAACCATATCTGAAACTGTGGCCATGAAGGGGAGATAGAATACCTGGGTGTACACATCTCCTTGGGCTGGTGTTATGTTGGTGATTACTTTGTTGTCTACAGGATAGAACTTTTGAAGGACATAAGAAGGGTCATCATCTTTAAAGCTATAGATAATTGACATATCAGCTCCTGATGAAAGTCCTTCCCCGTTGAATATAGGGCCTGGTATCAGCCCTGCATTAGCCTCGGCAGACATATCGGCAAACTTAAACAGGGCCTCTTCTTCTCCTGGTGCCGGACTCCCGTAAGCATAAAAGATTCCATTACGTCCCAACCAAACAGTCATATCCCCAAATATAGTTATTCCTCTTCGGTGGCTTGGATATCCTTCTCTTTCAAATGTCTGTAGAGTCTTAAATTGGTTTCCTACAATACCCCTTATCTCACAGTAGTCAGTGTTGCTTACGCTAATAACTTTTATATCCCCACTTGAAGAAGCAAAAACACTTTTGATTTCCTTAGCCCCTGGTGTTGGATAGAAGTCAGAACCACTAAGAACTTGTGACCTTCGGTCCCAAACGAAGACCCCCGTTCTTCTGGCGGTAAATGTTCTGTCATCCCCTGTAGAGGTTTTGTTAGATGATTGTACCCCAATATACATACGAGAACGTACCTCTGCGGCATCGGCAATAGTAATGTAAGAAGGGAACCTAATTAGGTCTTTACTTACCCTTCCTTTATTACCCCCGGTAATTGAACCGTCTAGTGAGTGAATTCTATTATCCACAAACCAATAGATAAGTCCATTGTCTGATTCGTGTAGGAAACAGTCTAGACCAGTATCTTCAATGAAGTGTCCATTAGCTAGGTTCATACTCCAGTCTTCTGCTTGTGATTTTTGGAAGATAAAATCCCTACTCTCTTCTTCTCCTTGGTCGCTAGTATTAACATTGGCCCAGGTGTTTGCCGGAACGGGGCCAATTACCGTAGGACTATAGGCCTTAGCTGAACGACCTTCGATTAAGGTGTCATATGTTGAATCATCATTGACCGTGCTGGCCCATGTGACATGGTCACTAGATGTCATTACAGAACCTGATTCCTCGACAACTAGCCAATATATGGTATTAGCACTAAGGGAGACGTCCGAAGAGAAAGTGAATATGGTTCTGTCTAGTGTAAGTTGGTTAGCTAGTGTTGTTCCTCCAAAACCAGTAAGATTAGATGTGGTATCAGGGAGTGTCGAGGCATCAACAGTAGCAGAAGCTATCTCAGTACCATCCGGGGCACCAAATCTCTGCCAGTTATCTTCAGTAGCTGCCCCAACCTCTGGTTCTGTTGAAGCACCTGATGTGTGAGCCTGGATACATACGAAGGTAATAGAACCTTTAAGCACCGTATCAAGCAGTGAGTATCCAGTTGCCGTGACCCATGCCCCTTGGTAAGAGTATGGGGCCGTGTTCCTATCTGCCTCGGCTTGGATAGATAATTTAAGAGTTATCCCTGCCCCGGTACCACCACTCCTTTGCATTTTAAGAGCTACCTTTTCAACGGTATTTGTTATGATTAAATCGGTACTGAACGGTTGTGCTAATTTAGTTGAGTAATTAGTTCCATCATCAATGCTTCTTCCTTCAGAAGCAGAAATAACACCACTAACTCCAATGTCTCCCTCAACAGATTCAACAGCAACATCATCCACAGTAGAGTCAAGCATCTTGAAACCTACATACATACCTCCAACCCCACCAAAGTATTCATCAGGGGAAGTAGACGCTAATGATGAGGGACTAATTTCATATGCAGGGTCTCCAGAGTCTATAGCAAAAAGTAATGCTCTTCTTCCGTTGATTTCTCCAATGACCATATCTTTAATTGTATCTCCACTGGTTATTGTGTAGTCTACAGAGGGGGTCACATCTTCGAGATTTGAGAGAATGTAGATATTTGCCCCCTCCTCAGAAATATAAACATCGTCATTAACTGGGTCGTACTGAATTGAGTTAACAGGAGCACTCGGACTAACCCCAGAAAGGCTTACAAAGTCTCCTGGTGACGGTTCAAGATAACCATAGGACTTAAAAGGATTCCAAATGCCATCAGCCATCTGACCATCTTTTCCTAGATATCTTCGGTGTGGCTGTGCTGCGTCTGCACCGTCATCAGAAAGATCTCCTTGGTGTCTCTCAACCAAACCCTTACGTCCTGATAGGTCTATTGCTAATTTTGGCATATTATCTTGTTCCTCTTAAGTGGGCAAATTCGTACCCTTCTATTGTTAATTGTACCCCTGTGCCATCAGCACTCTTTATACTCGTCAAAAAAGTGTAGACAGATTTAACTTCCTTACCATTAATAAGGTCATTATCAATAGTCCCAATCTGGTCTCCATCAAACAACACATCACTGGAGTTAGAGCGGTATATAATCTCAAGGATATGTGTTGAATCATCATCTATGACCTTGTTTGTTTCATTTATTTTTTCCTTTATATCTCCTAGTTTCTTCGATACCAGATTAACCTTGCCACTTACTATTTTAATCCCTACATAACCTACTGCTGCTGTTGTTTCCAGGGGGGCCGGGCTACCAAATCCAGTATTAGTTGCCGGTGAAGTTATGTAACAAACTTCACTACCTGCTCCTGCTGAGATATAGAAGTTTATTCTAAATCTACTATCACGATTAGGGTTTAAAAACTTTAGCTCAGAGGTGTCTACATCCTTAGCATCTACGTTTTCAGTTGTGGTGCTGGTAGTTGGAGAACCAGGAGCCTCGGTTGACAAGTTAGAAGTTAAGTAGTATAGGTTGTTCCAAAGTGTATTTAGCAAACGGTCTCCTACCATCTCAGACAAATCATCCTGTTCCGTTGTCGGTATAAATCTGTTGAAAGAGCTTTCTTCCTTTTGTTCGTTTGTATATCCTGACAACAGATCGTTTAAAGAGCCCTCAGTATCATCTGGATAACTCTTATCTTTAGGTTTAGCATACTTAGCCATTCTCTCGGTATTAGAACGAGCTATAGAACCTCTATTTTCTTTTTCGTATCTTTTCTTTTCCCAGAATGCTGGATCACTTACCGATGTCATAGATATATTATACCTTAAAACCTAAGTTTTTTCTACCTCATCCATATCAGCTAGGTTTATAGAAACCTTAGTTTTTGTCCCTGAGTAGATACCCATAGACACTGTCATCAACAGATAAGACAGTACCGCCATCTGTAGTGCCCAAGTTATTTGGAACACAATCAGGGCCGAGAAGGCCACTGAGAGGCTCAAAATTGCCACTAGAGCGTGTTCTTTAATCCAAACCGATGTACTCTTCATTGTCTGTACAAAGAGCATAGCCAACCCGGCGAAGGCCGCTATCAGTACCGGACTAAATTCAAGTAATGCTTCTAGTTCTTTCACGTATTCCATATTATTTAGTTAAGTAGTTTATAAGTAAGTTGGTTGTCTTCTTGTATATGTCCCTTTCTTTTGTCATCCGAGCTAGTTGTGTTGTGCAGTTGTCTCCATCTACCAGCCAAGATTGTAAATATGCTGAGTCTAGTTCAGCACAGGTTCTATTAGATTGTATATCCTTATGTTGGACAAGTTCAATCTGGGGCCATTTCTTCTGTGCCTCTTTAAAACCCTCTAAGACATCGTTAACTTGATGTATTGTAGGTTTCTCTACGGCAAAGTATCCACCTAGACAGTGTGATATTGTATCGCATGTAGAGGCTACGTTGCAGTTATGCCCTATGTTTGCTATGGTCTCCTCTCCAATGGCCCTTGCTTCTGTCCTACTGCCATCAGGTTCTGTGTATCTGTTGTATGAGATGTACCAACCAAGGCTTGATATCATCCCCCATTTATCCTTATGGTATCTATTGATTATATCTCTTTGCAACGGTTGAACAGACCTGGATACTGCTGAGTTATGAACGGCGTAGTATTTAATTTGAGGATTAGATATCATAGCAAAACATGAACAAAACTGACAATTAAATCTCTGGTTTCTTTTATTAAAAGGAATGATGCGCCAACTAACATGAAGGACATGACTTTAACGGTCTTCCAAAAAGTTTCATTGTCACCCTCACCAATAGAATCATTAACCGTTATCACTTTCTTTTCGGTAGAGGTAACCCGGCCATTAGTAATTAACGCTTGTTTTTCTATACTCTCTAGTTTTGCTTTAGAGAAAGCGATATGAGTATCTTGGTCAGACTTCAAAGAGTCTACCTTATCCATTAGGCGCACCAACAGGTCTGAGTCACTAGTTGAGTAGTTCATATCCCTTAATTATACCATTGTTAAAAGTTGCAGAAAGCTAGGGCGTTGTCTGCTGCTGCTGCTGCGCCGGCGTGGGTAAGTGTGATATTTGGCTCGTCTGTTGTTCCAGCGTCGTGGCCCGAACCCCAAATCGCAACAACATTGCTAAGATTAGCACCACCAGACCAAGGTGCCCCAGAGACATCATCACTACTTCTAAACCCGTAAACAACCAACCCAGCCTTATTGTCCTCAGCCCAAGTAATACCGGCAGCACTCAAAGTGTGATCTGTAGGAGTATCATCTACTTCATCAGATATATCTAAAGTAGAATATACTGTTGGCGCATCAATATCATCACCAACCTCAGAGTAATCCCCAACAACATAGGTTGTTTTAGACGCTGGGGTAGCACTGGTGATTATAGTAGCGGGGTTTGTTTCAGAGTGTCTCTCTTGTACAAAATCAGGGGTGTATGTCAAAGTAACAGCACTGATTACATCTGTTCCTACAGCAGAAGCTCCAATATCAAACGACGCCATGCCACGGTCGATACGCCACTTACTATTAGCCCAACGCACACCTGGGCCACCGAGCCCACCACTGAGATTGGTCCCCCCATTAGACACTGATGAACTAGATGAAGCATTACGAGTGGTATTCCAATTAGATGTTCCGACATGATAGTTGCCTCCATCATGTCCTGAATCATCGTCAGTGAAGATTGTGGTTACTGTACTCCCTCGCTTCCCGATAACCATGTTAGTGCTTTCCACGCCCGAAATGCCCACAGCGCGAGCAATGAGCTCAAGGAGAGCTGCTTTAGGGTCTTCACGATATTTTTTTACTCTTCCCTTTACCAAGATGTCACCTGTGTCTTCTTGAATGATGTCCTTGGTAACTAACTCAATCGTCCCTTTAGGGTCTGGCACTAAGATTGGTGGGTTACTGAAAGTAAAACGCTCTATTTCCACAGTTCCATCCTTACCAAAGGCTAATTGTTTACCACCTTTCCATCCTTTAGCGTAAGCCGATACTCCATACTTCTCCTTCTGCACTG